GTAGGGCTCTGTGCACGTCGCGATGTTGCCAGCCGAATCGACGGCCAGGTCCCAGCTTTCGGGTGACAGGTAAAGACTCTTCACAGCGGCCCTTTACATCAAGTGATCCGGCACGTTGCCAGTGCCAGGAGAGCCGTGGCCCTTGTGGGCGTTGTAGGCCGTGCGGATCGCCACCATCGAGCCGACGGAGTCGGACACGCTCGCGGCCGCGGTCACGTTCGCCCCGCCGGTGATGTTGCCCGTGGTCACCAGTGCACCGTTGATCGTGAAGGTGGGCGTCGTGACCGTCGTGGATGTCGTCGCCGCCACCGTCACGGTCTGGGCGTTGATCTCCACCGTGTCCGCGTCGATGCGCACGTCGGGCGCGGTCAGTTTGACCTGGGTCGGCGAATGGATCTCGATGCCGGCGCTGGAGAAGCGCACGTACTGGCTGGGCGTGCCATTCAGCACGCCGCCCAGGTAGAGGCCGTCGGCCATGCTGAAGCGGCGCCGGCTGCCCGGGTTCGCCCTGCCCTTGTTCGCCGTGGCGCTGCTGATGTCGCGGTCGGCGAAGACTGCGATGCCGATGTCGCCCACCTGCGGGTCCAGGATGATCGCGTTGGCGCCGCCCTGGATCCGCAGATAGGGGCACTTGAAGATGGTCGCGTGTGGCGTGGCCTTGCCGACACCGTCGACCTGGTTCACCAGAGGCTCGATGTCCACGAATCCGACTTCGGCCACGCCGCCGCTGTTGGTCACGGCCTTGACCTGCACCAGGGTCGCGGTGCGCACGCGGGCCAGCATGCTGTCCACCAGGAAACGCAGCGCATTGAACTGGTTCGCCGATGTCCCGGGCTGTTCGAACCCATGGAAGCCGGACTCTTCACTGGCCATAAGGCGACCCGTTGAAGTGAGTGAACCACATGCCGCCCGGCACTTCGCTGTCCAGGTCGTGGGAGATGTCGAAGATCTGCCACTGGCCGTTTGCCACGTGCAAGTCGCTCTGCACGCGGGCCAGGCCGCCGATGCGCAAGTTCGGGTTGAAGATGCTCTTCACCGTGATGCCGCCCATGGTGCCGCTTGAGTAGCCCGGGTAGCCCACCAGGCCGGTTTCGGGCGAGATCAGTGGGATCAGGCCGCCGCGCTTGCCGCCACGGGGCCAGATGGCCAGCGTGTTCTTTCCCGGCTCACTGTCGTCAATGAAGAGCTCCACGCCAGCGTCTTCCGCACAGCGCCTGGCCTGTTCCATGAGGGACCCGGCGTAGTACGGCGTGGCCAACTGCACGCTGACGCCGTTGTTCTCGAAGGTCATGCCCATTTTCTGCGCCAGGTTCGACAAGATCACCGCGGCGTCAGCGCTGCCCGGGTAGCTCACAGGGGCCTCGGTCTTCAGCGCGAACAGTTGACCGGCAAAGGCCTGGATGTTGAGGGCCACTTCTGGCGCCGCGTTCATGTCGATCTGGGCCACTGCGATCTGCCCTTCGAAGACGATGGACAGGCCCGCCTTGTCGTCGCCTGCTTTCACGATCACCCGGTTCTGGCGCGCGGCCATGTCTGCCTGGTTCAACGCGGATAGCTCATTCAGAAGCGAAGGCGTCAATCCGTAGACCCGCAGGTGCGCTTCGCCCAGGCTGGGGCCGTTGCTCTTCATGATCGAGCACTGCACGCGAAGGTCACTCAGCGTGACCAGGTTGTTGCCCATCAGGCCGAAGGAACCCGTCCCCAGCTGAAAGATCAGCTCAATCTTTCGGCGCACAAAACTCATGCGAGATCCGCGGCTTCCAGGTACTGAAGCACAAAGCGAGATCCAAGGCCTGGGCTTGACGGGTCTTCGGTCCCTTGCGTGTCCAGAAACGCCAGGTCACCGATGAAACCCAGATAGGTACTGCGCACCAAGCGCGCCAGGTTCCTGCACGCCACGCCGGTCACGATAGGCGCATCGTTGATCGTTAGGCTCAGGTACATGCCCGTGGACTTCTGATGCAATTCGATCTGACAGGCCTGGCCGCCCAGCGTGACCTTGAATGTCTGCGCGTAGGTGTCCAGCAGCGGGATGGTCTGCATCAGATCCCCCTGCCCAGGCCCAGCTTGACGCGAGCCGAAGAGATGGCGCCCTGCACAGTGCCGCCGTTTGTGGCGGGATAGCCGCTGGGCTTTTTGGCCACAGCGAAGCCGGCGGTCACGGTCTCGCGCACTTCTACCAGCCACAGATCCACGGTGATAAGTCCAACCCCGGAATTGGCTGTTCGGCGATAGTCGAAGCGCTGCAGGTTGGCGCTCTTGTAGACCTTTTCAGGCGTTACGACATCGAATAGGTCAAGCGAAGCAGTTGCGGCTTCAATTGCGGCCAGGAACGCGGATCGGTCAGCTTCCGAGCCGCCCTTCGTCAGTTGAACGCGAACATCGAAGGGCGTGCCTACCTTGTTGTAAGACTGAAAAGCGCCCTTCTCTTGCGGATAGTCCGAGATCTTTGTGTCCTGCCGGTACTCAAAGCTCAAGACCGAGTCCGCGGCAGCGATGGCCTTTGCATCCTTGAAAACACCCCATTGCGGCGTATTGAAAAGCTGCTTGATGATCGAAGCATCGGCCACCAGCAGGGATGCCGTGTTCAGTTTTGCGAAAGCGCCGCTCAGTGCTGCGGGCTGCCGCAGCAGAGTCGGGGCGCCGGGTATCGTTGGCAGCGTCATCAATTAGCCCCGGAATTAGCCTGGGTGGTCAGCGAGTAGTTCGCCCGCAAAGCGCCACCGATGTCGCGAGCGATCCCGCGCGCATCGGTGGCCTGAGTGTTGACCTGAAGCGTGCCGATTGAGATGTCGACGTTCTGGGGCGCCGCCGAAAGCCTGGCGCTCGATGCGCGGCCCAGAGTCCTGGCAGCGCGGGAAGCCCCATTCGAAAGCATGCTGCCGCTTCGGATCCGCGCAAGTTCTCGCTCCAGCGCTGCCCGCGCTTCCGGGTCTCGCTCTGCGTCCAATTCAGCCTGGACGATGCGTGCGGCTTCGTTGTCGCGGCCGATCTGAGTGGCATCACGCCAGTCGTTGGCCGGGGCCGTTGAGACCTGGCCAGTGGCCTTTCGAGAACCCGAAGCGCCCTTCTTCTTGCTCGCCGGTGTGCCGTAGTCCAGAAGCCACCCCCAGGCCGACTTTGCCCAGCCCGTGATCGGGTTTGTCTGCCCCTGAGATTCGAAGGCATCGCCCTTGAACATATCCCAGGCAAAGTCCAGCACCTTGCCGGGGTTGTTGGTCGCCTCCGTGATGCGGGCGGCGCCACGGTTGAGCATGTCAGTCACGTTCAAAAGCGGCGAATTCAAGATTGCCCGGCCCACGCGCTCCAGCGCGTCGGCGACCCTGTTCCAAGCCGCCGCACGTTCTTGCGCCAGTTTGGCATCGTCCTTGCTGGCGATGTTCAGTTGCCGCTGAAGGGAAAGCTGGTTGTCCAGGTCGCGGCCAATCTCGCGCATGACGGTCACCGTTTGTTCGGTGAAGCCGGCCTGCTGCATGAGGCTCAGGGCGTCCTGGCGACTGCTTGCGCCGGCGACAGCCGCCTGCAGGATCTTCGCCTTTTCCGCGATGGTGGTGGCGTTGTCCGCAAAGCGCGCGAGACCTTCCGGCCCCAGCAGTCGGCCCAGCGGCTGCAGTGCAGCAGAAGAGCCGAATAGCTTCAGTTCCTGGCTGATCTTGTAAATGTTGCGGAAGAGCGAGTCGGTATCTTCAGCGCTGCCGCCGAACTTCTCGGACATCTTCTGCCAGGCCGAGAGCTCCGAAGTCGCCATGCCCAGGTTGTCAGAAAGTCGGCCGACCGCGGCATCGCTGGTGGTGATGCGCTCAACGAAGTTCTTGATCCCGTTGACGCTGATGAAGATGCCCATGATCTTCAGCAGTTCTTTGCGCATCCCCACAAAACTGTCGGTGGCCTGTTTGGCCTTGGCCTCGATGTCCTTGGCGTTCTTGACCGTGTTGTCCTTGGTCCGCTTCAGCGCATCGTCGGCCTCGGCCTGGCCCTTTTTGAAGCCCGTGACATCAAGGCCCAGGGTGACCAGCAGCGCGTCGATGATCGTTGCGGCCATGATCAGTCCTCGGGGCGGTTGTTGTAGTCGTCCACCGCGATAACTTCCAGCAGGCGGTAAACGTCTTCAGCGCCCAGCACGGTATCCAGTTCGTGCAGGGTCGCCAGTCGGCTAGAGACCACAGCGCCGATCGCGCGAGGGATGTTCACGTAAGGGACTCTTATTCGGCCGCCGGCGCTGACGCTGATGCCGATGTCTGGAGAGCGCCAGCCTTGGAAAAATCCACGTGCAACCCGAAGACTTCCTTGCGCAGCCGAAGCCGCGTTGAGACCTCTTCAATGTCGTCTTCGATCAGGTCGCGGATCACTTGCGGCCGCGTTAGATCCGGCATGAATTTCACGCACGCGAACATCTCGGCCATCAGGTCCCGCGCGTCTTCGAAGCGCACACCGGCCAGCGCGCGGAATCCGAAGGACGCGATGCCGGCCAGGCCGGATTCGGCGACCCCTTCCGGCACTTCCACGCCAGAGCGCGCCAGCGCCAGGAAGGCCTTCGCGGCCCACATTTCCGCCTGGCTTGCCGGCAGTTCGCGGATGAAGTAGGCCTTGCCCTGATCGCGCCCGGGCGCGTCGATCGTCACCGTGAGGGTCTTCCGGGCCATTACAGCGGCGCTCCGACCAGGGTCTGCCAGGTGATCGAGAACTTGCGCGGCTGCAGCACTTTCTTGCCGTCAGGTGCCGGCTTGTAGCTGGTCAGCACGCCCTTGGTCAGCGCGTAGCTGCGCTGCACGCTGGGCAGGCGAACGATGCCGTTTGCGAAGTAGACCTCGCCGGCGGCCTGCTGGGCGGCGAACCACGCATCGAACAGGTCGTTCGAATCGCTGTCGGCCTGCAGCATGATGCCCTGCTGGATCGGCACGTGCACAAAGCCCGCGGACAGCTTGCCGTCCACGCCCATGACGGCTTCGGCCGGGGCGATGTCGCTCAGGTCGAAGATGTCGTCGGCGGCGAAGCCCTGCAGCTGCTGCGGGATCGGGAATAGGCCCGTGATCGACAGCATGAGGACGGAATTGGCGGAAGTGATGCTCTTCATGGTGGTCCTTTACTGCACTTCGATCGAAGCCAGGTTCAGCTTCTGCACGCTGCCGCCGTCGGCGTACCACAGCGTGAGCGGGGGCGTTGCGCGGGCGCCGCGCGTGATGGCCGTGGCCGGCTGCACCTGGAAGTACCAGCCGCGCGTCGACACGATGTCGTCGATCTTCTTGCCGGCTGCATCGTTGATCTGCGAGATCTGCAGTGCGGACAGGGCCACGCCGGGGCGGATGGCGCCGAAGTTCAGGCCGGCCAGGATCGGGTCGGCGCAGGCCGCGTCGATCATTGCGTAGCCGGCATCGTTGTAAGGGACGCTGCGCGCACCGGTCAGCAGGGTCATCATGGCCAGCTGCAGCGCGTTGTTCAGCCAGATCTGGTTGACGTAGCTGTCGGCCCACTTGAACTCGCCGCTGATGCTGCCCGGGTACATGAAGGTGAACTGGTCATTCGCCGTCGCGTAGGTGCCGTAGTAGTTGTAGCCGTTGGCGATCAGGTTCTCGGCCGTGGTCTGGTCGACCACGTCG